ATGCAGCAGTTTCCGAATTAGAAAACTTTGGCACAACATCTTGACGGACTATTTTCCCAATCTCATCAGCCAAATCACCTGCTATTTGTTTGCAAATCTCGAAGTTTTTTACGAATATTGTATATTAATCATATATCATCATTTTATCCCATAAAATCCATAACAAACAATTTAATTAACTGCCGCTAAGTTAAAGACTCAGTGGTGTCCAAAAAACCTTGGTGATAGCTTGGCATTTCCTGCCATATAACCAGCGAACATACTAAAAAGATACACTAATTATCATAAAAAAGCGATTAATTTATTTGATATTCAAATAAATTAGTATATTTGCATATGAATAGCGTATGGAGATGTACGCCACGTTGTGACCCGTTTCATTATAGCACAACAGGACATGAAAGCTCATTGCTCTAAGAGTGTTTTTAAGTTCTACGGAAATAGTCTGCTGGCATACATTTACCGTGCAGACTATTTTATCTAATAACTTAAAATTCATTCTACAATGGACAGAAGACAACAAGTTTTTGTAAAGTTGAAACTTAAAGCGAAGGCGTTAGGGTTCAACTCAAAGGAATTAAAGGGTATCGCCGCCAAGATTGCCGATAACCTTGAATCCCAAGAAGATGCCTCCGAAGAGGATGTAAACGCAGAGATTGACGAAAAGATCGAAGCGGTTCTCCCCTACCTCACTTTCGGCCAGTCGCAAGCCAACCGTCTGCTTGACGAATGGAAGAAAAACCACCCCGAAGCGGAACCGGACGATGAACCGAATGACAACTTTCCGGATGATACTCCGAAACCAGCTTCAAAGAAGAAACCCCAAGACAAAGAGGAAAACAAGGACGAAGAGCCTGCATGGTTCAAAGCTTACAGAGAACAACAGGATGCCCGATTTGCTGCATTGGAGGGAGAGAAGACCAGCTCCTTGCGCAAAAGCAAACTTGAAAGTCTCTTGAAAGATACAGGCACATTCGGCAACCGCACATTAAAAAGCTTCTCTAAAATGAACTTTGAGAATGACGAGGAGTTCGAACAGTTTCTATCTGAAGTCGAAGAGGATTTAAAGGCTTACAACCAGGAACGTGCCGATGCCGGCCTCTCCACATTGGGAACGCCGCCTGCGGCAGGAACAGGAAAGCCTGATAAAGAAATTGAATTATTAACGGATGCAGAAATTGACAGTATTGTCAATAACTTCTAACCGCATCAAAAAAAGTAAAGGACAATGCCAGGAACAGTAAATTTGTCAAACGAGCTTGAATCGTTTGAGACCGGAATGGATTCAGTGGTTATCCGTCGCAAAGGTGGAAGAATTATCGGTGGCCGCTCTCTGAACATGGAAGGCTTCAATGAAAAATATGTAAAAGCCGGACATATTATCATCCACAGTACAAATGATGAATATGACTACAAGCCCATGCCCGTGTCAGATAATGCGTATTCCTCACTTCCTGAGAATTACGAATATGCTGGAATATGGGTGCGCACGACACCTGCAAGTGATGCAAGAGGAGCCATCCAATATGACGGAGAGATCAACGACAAGGCCCTGCCCTACCCTATTGACAGTATCAAAGCTGCCTTGAAGACCGCACTGCCTTCATTATATTTCATGCACGATTAAAAATAAAGGAGGAAAAATAAAATGATTGCATCACAATTTGCAGATTTATCCAAGCGTATTTTCCCGAAGTTACAGAATATCGTGGAAAAAGAGAGAGGCGAGCGCAATGGTGCAAAAAAACGCACTTACTTGCATAAGACCATGTTACGTAAAGTATATTCCGCTGACCAGAAATGGACCAGCGCATCTATCGATACCACATACGTAAGAGCGGACACCGTTTCCATGAACTCTCCGCTTCCCATCAAGAAGCGTGATTCACTGGCCCATGCCAGCGGCACACTGCCCAAACAGGGTATCTCCCGTGTAATGGAAGAATCCGACATCAATACCATCAACATCATGAAGGCCCAGGGTGCAAAATGGACACAAATAGCATCCAAACTGACGGAAGACCCTTTGTTCTGCTCCATCGGGCTGGACGAATCCAATGAGGCGAATTTTCTGACAGCCTTATGCGAGGGGGTTGTAGCGGTTGAGGATCTGACCAATGTCGGAACAGCACTGCGTGTCAATTTCGGTTACCTGCCGAAAAACGGATTTGGTGTGACCACTCCCGGCGAGATAACCTTGGATGACATAGAACGTGTGCTCGCCGCAGCTGACGGAGACGGCAATTCCATATCAGTCATCTGTATCGCCCTGTCAACCTACAAAAAACTGCGCCAGACACAAGGAGCCAAAGAACTCGCCGCCACATACAGAGGGCAGATTTTCGACAGTGATACCTCGCTGCCCACTCCTACCTCATCATTGTTTGACGAGGCTTTCGCCGACCAATATAACGGTGTCAGATTCCTGAAGATTGACCGTTCGATCATTTATGAGAAAAACGGTGTACGCAAGGCTTACAAACCGTGGAACGCAAACCGCTTGGTTTATCTGACTACCGAAAATGTCGGCAGTTTGGTCTGGGGGACATTAGCAGAAAAGACAAGCCCGGTGGAAGGAGTGGTTTATACCACAGTTGATGAGATGAAACTTATCAGCCGTTTCAGAACCGCTAACCCTTTGGTGGAAACTACCGCAGGACAGATGCTTGCGCTTACCGTGATTGAAGGAGTAGACCAGATTTATTATCAGGATATCACCGATGCACAAACTGTTGACGCAGAAAAGGAGGCCCAAGATTCAACAGATGTGAAAGTCACCATCTGGGGACATACCTACAAAAAAACGGAGTTCGTTCAGGAGCTTAACAAGATAACCGGTGGCAAGCTGACTGCGAAATCTGCCGATGAAAAGATCATCGCCCGTGTCAACGAACTGAACGATGAAGATGAAGCCACTTTAAAAGCCACAGTGGAATCACACAAGTCTGAATAATGTATGAAAACTGTCCTGCAAGCATTGAAAGATGAAGTCCACTACAAATTAAGTAGTGGCTTCTTTGAAAACCGTTTGCTTGAAAGAAGTCTGGACGGAAATGAAATATGCACCATCGACATTCTTAAAAGCAAACCGTTCAAAGGTGCTGTGGCCGACTGT